ACGGTACTCCCTCAAGGCTTCAAGACAGGTGCTAACAATTTGGTCATAATCTTCGGGATCAACTTGCGGCCCAAATACGTCGCTCTCCCATATTTCCCGCAGAGCTTCCTCTGCCCTCGGATTCGTCTGACACAGGGCTGTAAACAACTCATCAGAGTGCTCTTTTTCCTTGTTTACGCGAACCCGCAAAAGATGTGTAGTGCGGCGTAATACGCGATTGTGTTTACGTATTACGCCATGCACTTCATTTGGTTCATCGATGCTAACTTCATTGCTCATTACATCCTCCAATATAATGTTCTTGTTGTTAGACCACGACTGTTACGTTGACTTCCGCATAAATCTTGTTCTTGGGAAGCCCGTTCATTGGGTTGCTCGGACTGTAGATCGTTCCATCAGTGTTGCCGAACGTGGGATACGATACTTCCACAACTGATCCGCCCTCTGCAACCGCAGAGATAAGACCAGAGGAACTTACCGAAGCCACACCGGAACTGTAGGAAACGTACTCGACAGCTTGAACCGCACTTTGCACATTGCCCGCAACATCCTCAAGGACAGGAACGAGTTGAAATGTCTGAGGGTACACCGTACCCGACTTCGACAAAACAACAACGTTATATCCCGGAACAGTGCTATAAGCACTTTGAAACTGAACGTTACCCGGCACTGCAATCTTCGCGGCAACACCCAACCCTGTAGTTACATCATTTGCAGGATTATTTGCCATTTAGTTCTCCTTTCCAAATTGAAACGGCGCGAGAGGTTGAACCCTTACGCGCCGCCCAACTTGTTTTGGTTACGAGATTGCGGAAGCCGCGTCAATCTCACGAATACGGATCGTGGTATCCGGTCCAAGGCTCGTGGTGAAGTGAACCTTATACGAAGTCCATCCGGGGATGAGACCTTCGGGATCGGCAACCGTCGGCTCTGCATTCTGCACGATGTTGCAGTTGATGTTTTCCCACTCGCCGTCACCAAACTCAGTGTCGCCCTGCGCACCAAGTTTAATGCTGAAAATGCCATCGCGTCCGAAGATGTAGGTACGCAGCGCATACAGACCAGAAATTGCACCAGTGCCCGGATTGTAGTTCGGGGTGATGGTCACCTGATTGGTCTGGAAGAACTGAACACCAGAACTCGGAAACTCGATCATTTCAGTCAGATCAACGGACACCAAATCTTCCATCTTGGCAAGACCCACGGGGGTATGCTTCAAAATGTCGATAGGCGAATCGTTGGTCGAATCGGCAGTAACGTCACCAACCGCGAACGGGTGAATGACGCCGCAAAACGCCTTGGACGCTTCGTCAAACGGACGGACAGAACGGCCCGCAAGGCTCTGCACCGCATTACGAATCTGGTTGAGACTCTGAGTCGTAAAGCTAGTCAAACTTGCAGCGGGCAGTTTAATCAGCACGCTTGAATCAACGGCCACAGCGCCATCAGCGGTTGCGCGAACCAGCGCACTAAGCGACTCACCGAGGCGATACGACATTTCGCGGGCAACATTCTCAACCGTATTGTCAATGGCGGTAGCCAAGGACAGCGAAGAGAAGTTGGCGAAGTCGGCGTATTCACCGATGGTTGCAGTCGTGTTCAACACGGAAACCGTAATCGAACTGCCCACAGTGCCTTCCAAAGTCTGCGAGGTATTCGCAGCCAAAGGAACGTACATGAACATTTCATACTGGTTACCAGCGTTACGCGGGAGGTCCAATCTTTCGGAACAAGCCACGAACGGAGTCTGGGCTTTGAGGTTCTCACGGAATTTCTTATCGTAGAACTTCACAGTAGACTGCGGAAGTTGTGCTTGGCCGTTTCCAGCAGGAGTATAAGCCATGTGTTTTTTTTTCCTTACACACAAGTACACCTTAACCTTCTCCTACTCCCATAAGATAGGTAGTGTTACCGCCCTCTATGTGTGCAGTTCGTACTGAGTAGTAATCCGACTACTAGCGTAACTGTCCGATCAGGGATTTGACCGATTGGTGCCTGTCACATAAATAGGGAATGCCGTGCAGTAATCCGACTGCCGAATCATCCAACAAACTTTTGCACTATAACTAATAAAATGTTATTGTGCAGTCAAAACGTTATATTACTGACCCTGTGCTTTAGCCGCCCGGCGTGATGCCGCTTCGGCTATAAGTTGCTGCTCTAAAGCAGCGTGCTTT